AGACAGACGAGGACGACCAAGATTGAACATCATGTTTGCAATCACTTGTTGAGCTTCTTCTGGCAACTCATCGAAGTCTGGATAAACGACGGCGCAGTCTGACAATACTGTTTGGACATCTTGCTCGAAGGCTTCAGCCACTCTAGACTCTGATACTTCTGTGCCTGTGGCTTCGCCATGTTCGGGGTCATCTTCGCGAATAAGATGCCCGATCCCAAAAGTAGGATAACCAAGATGATCCAAGTATATTTCATACTTAACCCCCTCATCAATCTCAAGTTGTTTTCTTAAAATATCAATATTCATTATTTATGATCCTTTATTTAATATAGTTTGTCAAATAAAATTATTTTTAATCTTCAAAAACTGAACGCATAAGCTCATATTCAAATTTAGGTATTTTATTTTCATTATAAGAAATATCTAACCTAGTTTTAATTCTATCTAATTTTTTCTGTAGATTAACTGATAAAGTATTAGAAACAGTCATACTTTCCCTATCAAAGGGGTGTTCCAATTCACAACCAGCTTCTTTAATTTTGTCAGTAAGATTATTAATAATCTTCATATATTTTTCTCTTTCTTTATTCAAAAGAGATTCTATTTTTTCCGCAGTAAGTACAGTATGCGGAGTTAGTTCTTCATCGACCACTTTATTTATCTCCTGTATTGAGATACCTTTTTTCTATCTTTTTAATTGTATCCCATTGTACATTATTAAGTTGAAAATATAGTTTTTGGTGGTTTAAACACCCTCTGATAAAATCATAATCTCTTTTATCTAACTCTACATTTAAATACTTTTCTAAATAATTATAAGGTAGTTTCCGTCTTTTATGTCTCATTCATTTTCTTGTACGTTAAAATTCTGTTTTTTAAATCAGGCAAAAATAAAACGGCGCGTTGCTCAAATATCTGAGGTTCCGCCTCTCCGTCTACACCAATTACTACTACGATCTTCTTAATATCTGTTCCAAATAACTCATTATGAGCATAAGCATAACCAGAACATTGAAGATAGTAGTCTTTAATATCTTTTCCTTTTTTTAACTTCTTTGAAGTTTTAAAATCTATAATAGCTGGAACATCATTCCACTTACCAATCATATCGACTCTACCAGCAAAACCTAATGTTGGACTCCAGACAGGAATTTCTTGTGCCCAAACTTCTGTAACATTTTTAGAAGTTCCTCGTATGAGGGCATTAGCGGGTCCACGTACTTTAGGAGATTCTTTAGCTAAATCTTCTGTAATATCTTCGTCATTCCAGTACTTTTCTAAATATTCGTGTACTAATGTTCCTCGATCTGTTGCTTCTTTAGAGATACGAGCAGCTTCTTCTTCACCTACTTTTTCTTTCCATTTTTGTAACCAAACTAAGCTTGGAGAAGTTTTACCTAATAAAGTAGTAATACTAGGATAGGCACCATCTGGGGTAAAATAAGTACGTCCTGTAGATAGCGTTTCCGCCGTCACAGATTTTGTAATTTCATAATTTAGCTGCATTATTAATAAGTTGCCTTGATACCTTTGTTAAATATAACTTTATTTCCCATTGATATAAGACAAGTAATCCCTTCTACAAGTGTTATTGTTAGCGCAAAAGAATAATTATCTTTAAGAGGTCTTTTCCAATATGTAACAATATTTATTCCATCCTCTTCTACCCAATTTTGTTCTACTACGAATCCTTCTTCTTTTAAGATATTTAAAAATTTGTCACTTTCATTAGAACAGAATAAAGGAATTGGAATATACATACCATTTGTTTGCGCTTGTAACTTATTTGTTAAAGAATAAAAAATAAAACAACCTACTATTAGTGTTATTAGTTTTTTCATAAAAATAAAAGGGGAGGGCTATCGCCCTCCCCTACTCCAAAAAATTTACTTAATTGTAATACTTCTAGGCTTTTTCTCTTCTGGAATAATTCGCTCAAGTTCAATTGTGAGCATACCATTCGAGTACTCAGCGTCATTTACTACAATGTCATCTGCAAGAGTAAACTTGCGGGTAAACTTCTTAAAAGAAATGCCTTTATAAATTGTATTTGTAGCATCAATTCCTTCATAAGTTGAACGAATTGTAAGAGCCCCGTCTGCTAGTTCCACTTCAAGATCTTCTTTTGAGAGTCCGGCGACTGCTAGATCAATAAAGTATTTATTTTCTTCTCTACGAATGTTGTAGGGAGGAAATCCAGTAGACTGAGCTTGATGACTAGCATAGCCTATAAGTTGATCGAACATACGATCAAAACCTACTGCATAAGGTGTTAGACGATTTACGTCAAAAAGTGATAGTTGATTGCTTACCATTTTATTTCTCCTATTAAGCAAGATTTATTTGGGTTTCCATTAGGCAAACCCTCTGGTTAGTTAAACTCTAATAAGTTGTTGTGTAACTTCTTCTACTCTAGTTTCTAATACACTAATTGTTGTGTGTATATGCCCTGTATCCTGCGGCTCTAGTCGTGTTTTTAGCTCTGCAATTTCTTTGTGCAGAAAATTAAGATGAGTTACTAATTCTTTATTTGTTTTTAAACTAAAATTCATAATAATTAGCATACTAAAAAACTAACTACTGTGCAAGAAAATTTTTACTATTTTTGTGTAAATGATTATACTCGTTTATTCTCTGTCCCATACCAGCTATTTTAGTGGGCAATTTAATATTAAAATTTCTTAAATAGTGTTTTTGAATAAGTTTATTCTCTATATTTTTTAATTCAGGAAGTATGTTTATCCAACTTTGGGCATAATCTAAGTCATAAAATATACTTCTTAACTCTATCCCATGTTTTAAACACATAGATTCATGAAAATTTAATAACTTTCTATTTTGTCCTTCATAAAAGTTTTCCCAAGGAAATATAGTTGTTAAATCTTTGGGCCAAGTAGTAAAACTAGATTTTCCCTTAGAAATATAGTTTTCTAACTCATCTGCCCCATTAGCCATTATATTAACTTTACTGTTAAATACATTTTTAGCTAATTTTCTAACTTCTATATTATGAACGCAGGGATAATCTATAAAAATATGATTATTATAGTGTTTAGAAAATTCTAAAGTCTGATTAATAGTTTCTTCATCTTCTAAATTATTAGTAATAACTGTTATACTATTAAACTCTTTTTTATGTTTAGTTAAACAAAGAGCTGTAGATACGCTATCAACTCCACCACTTAGGTATAATGTCATGTTAGGGTAGTATTTTTTAAGAACGGCTTTTTCAAAATAATTAACACATTCTTCTATAGAACTATTATTTTGATCTAAGTTCCAGTTATATAAACTATTATTAATTATATTTAGAGATAAATTATTTACATCAAATATATAATGACTATTTTCTTTTAAAGAAATTTTATCTTTATCTAAAGTTGAAATACTAAATAACCCATTTTTCTTTAAATCTAAATAAACTTGTCTTGTTCTCCAGGTATCTGTATAGATATTTATTAAATTATTAATAATATCGTAAATAATTATTAAATACTCCCCATCTAGTTTAGATATAAAAAGGGTAGAGTCTTTAAAATATTCATCAATTACATAATGTATATCGCTAGTAAAGTTACTATCATAGTTATAAATCTCTCCCATTAACATAAATAAAAAATTATTTTTTACTATAGGTTGAGGAGTAAACTCTCCAGTAATACTTAATAAATGATGTGTGAAATAAAGACCATTTATCTCAATAGTGTTAGAAAAATCAGGTCCTCCTAATTTTAAATCAGAATCTAGTAAATCTTGTGTTTTATAGTTAGTTATTCTGAAAGTACACATCTAATTTATTTTGTAATAATATTCTATCTAATTTACCAGATTTAAGATACGGTAATTCTTTTAAATATAAAAAGCTATGAATTGAAATATTTAGAGAATTTGATAAATTTTTATTAAATAAAGTCTCATTAACTTTTTTTCTATTTTTAGTAACTAATAATAAAATAAGTTTTTCTACACCATCTTCTTTTAATCCTAAACAAGCTACATCGTTAATATTTGGATATTTTAAAACTTCTGTTTCTACTTCTATAGGATTAACATACTTATAACCTAAATTTATTAATAGTTTTTTTCTTCCAGTAATAATCAAATAACCATCTTCATCAACCTTAGCTAAATCTTCTGTATGATACCAATCACCAGTAAATTTTTGAGTATTATTCAAGCTTGGTATAACAACTGATTTTTTAATTAATAGCTCATCATCAACAATTTTTACCTCAGAATATTTTCCTACAGTTCTTAATCTTTTGTCTTGAGGGTCTGCTAAATAACACATATGCGGCTCGGAACTATCTGCGCGATTACAGTGTTGTATTACTTTTCCAGTTGCTAAAATATTATTTTCTAACGTTACCGCATCTAGATAATTTAAATTACTGCCTCCAGCATCCCACACCCTTATATTTGGTAAAATCTTATTTTTTGCATAAGCACTATGAACAAAGTCGGACAAGTAAGAGCTTCTTGAGAAAACTACACTCGGCTTTTCTGTAAATAAGTATTTAAAATTAACATCTTCATCATTAGAACTACTAAGTAAAAAAGTAGCTCCAGCTAGTAAAGATCTAAGAAAAGCAGAATCTCCTAGTCCAAAATATATAGGAGTGCATAAACAAATTATAGAATCTTCATTGGTAATTTCAAGTCTTTTATTTATAACCAAAGAATGAGATATTCTATCTTCTTGAGTAGCATAAAAATATTTAGGAAAACTACTAGTAGACCCGCTAGATATTCTTATAGCTAGAGCATTATTTTTTGGTTTGAAATGATTTAAGATAAATTCTTTTTCTTTTTTTAAATTATCTGGAATATTAAATGGAGCTATTGGTTTTAGTACATAAAAAGGTTTAACTGCTAGCATACAAGAAACCATATCTAATAATATAGATAACATATTTGTACTATCTATAAATACTAACTCTTCTTTAATATGAATTGATCTAGATAAACATTCATTATAAAGTTCTTTATAGGTCAAAGTAATAGAGGTAGCTATATCTTTTATAGCTACCCTATCTGAATAAATTATGGAATATTTTTCTAGATAATCGTGAATTAACATTGAATTTTTGGTGACCAATGAGTAGTTCTACCATCATCTAGAACTACTTTTTCTACTGGATTTCCATAGGGATCTTCTTTTTGAGAATACACCATAACCCCTATTCTAGCCTTCATCATATCATCTGCTTTAGAAGGGAATGCTACATAATCTCCCTGATTATTATATAAATCAGCATAATTTCTAATTGTAGCTCCTCCTAACTCCAAAGAGTTTTTGAGTACTTTTCGTACTGACTTATACAAGCGGATAAGTTCTTCTTCTGTGCATTCTCCCACTCTTCGATGAGGAGCAAGAGCAGATAGAAAGAGGCTTTCGGACTTATAAATATTTCCCACACCTGATACATTTTTTTGTTCCATTAAAAATTTTACTAGAGATTGAGTTTTGCGTTTATTGCATATTTTTAACCAAGTTTCTTCGTCACAAGGTTCGTTTAACATATCTGGACCTATCTCAGATAGTTTTTTATTTAAATATGTTTGGCATTTATCCCCTGAGAAAAACTTAAGAGTGCCAAAATTACGCATATCTGAGTAGTATACAGAAAATCCATCTTCAAAGTCCCAACGAACTCTTGCATATTTGTTATCTTCTGTTTTATAAGTGCCTGTCATACCCAGCGTACTGAATATAACTCCAGAGCTAGTAATCCAATAAATAAACTTACCTTTATTGTTAACGCCAAGTACTTTTTGTGGTTTTTCGTTAATTGCATAATCCAAATACTCTGTAAAACCATCAGGTTCTTTTTTGAGATATCTTCCAGTTAAAATCTCTATATTTGAGATAGTCTTTCCATTTATAACGGAATGTAATTGACGTGCTACTATAGTGCATTCCGGTCCTTCTGGCATTATATTCTCTTTCTTCCTTTATTTTACGGACTAAATATTGATCCCAGCTCTCATTTTCATGAGGCGGTTCTTTGTAATCAAAGATCGGAGGCGGAGCGTCTTTTGGCACTTTCAACCAACTCAATGATAGTCATAATCTCAGTCTGCTTTTCTTCAAGCTCTTCCTTCTTACGTTTGTAAAGAGCTGTCGCAGCTGCACGAATTGCAGAAGCGTTAAAACCGTAGGATTCTTTTACTTCCTTTACAATATCGTTATTCATTTCACGAAAACTTTCAATCTGAAGAAGATTGTCTGTAATCGCAGTAATTTTTGTCATAAGCTCTTGCTTATCAATCATGCTCGGGTCTACTATACGGACCACGTTCTTCTCTTCTGCCATTTAATTCCTCGTTTGTTATAAGTGTAAATTGTTGTCTTTTATACTCTGGATCTTCTTGTAAAAGACCATAGTGTATTAAATTATCGCATATAGATATAAGTTTGTCAACTAATATACCGTTTCCAAATGGTGTATTAGTGCTATCTGAAAGTTCTTTTAGTGCATACCATAAATTAAATAATCCAATATTAGTACTTCCTTGGCCTAGAATATCTAGTCTGGGAGACGAAAGTCTCCATCTAGCAGTAGTAGCAATTGTCTCTTCCTCATCTAGAATATCAATAGGCGTAGCCTTAAAAATATTAAATATGTTTTTTTCTAACTTATTCATAATATACTCCTAAATAGAAAAAGTGGAGGCACAAGTCCCCCACTTTTCGTTATTCATTATATGCCCAATCTTCAATATTCTCATTGCTTAGCCAAGCAAATTCTTTGCTAATCTTTGCAATCTTCTCAGAAGTGTTACCACGATTTCGAAGCACACTTCGAGCGTGAGATAAAAGAACGTAGTAAGGATTCTTACTTACGTCGCTACCCTCTTGCGGAACTCCGTTCCCAAGATGCTTATGTGTAGGATGAGAAAAAAGCCACTGCCCTGAGTAATCTCTAGAACAAATGCTTTTAAGAAGATTTTCTTTAGATTCAATAGTTTCATTCGATAAGAGAATACGTTTGCTCTCACGATAGAAGTTTATGTAAGGATTTTTATTTTTCCAACGAATCATCATTTATTTATTTCCACAATTAGAATAGCACACTTTTCAGGTTTGTGCAAATTCAAAATTTCATTAATTCCTGCACTGGATTTCAGCTAGTGCTATCTTCAAAATCGCGAATAAGAGCAACTCGTCTAACCCTGTCATTATCCCAAACATCACGTTTATTATAGTAACGATAAGTTTCAAGATTGTCAAGATACGTATTCATATAACGAGCTGTCTCATTATACTGCCGTGACTGTAAATCTCCCCAAATACGGTTAGAGATAGATTCCATCCAATCAATTGCTAAACGTGGATTCCACCGAACCATATTGCGACATTCACGGATATAATCCTGAACGTCCCAGAAAGAAAAACTTGTTGTAGTGCTTTTTTTAACCATTTTTTACTAGATCCATATTCTCTTGATATAAAACGTAGATATCGCGTAGAAACTTTGCGGCTACGAATTCTCCACACTGTCTTTTTACTTCATCGTACTCTTCAAGGACTCCTGAAGCTACAAAGGTTCCTTGATTAGAAAGTTCTTCAAAGTGTTTTTTAGCATTTAAGTAATTTCCCATTACATTCCTATTCCCGGAGGTCTTGTTATAAGATCCTCTTTTGTTTTACGGTTAAGCTCTTCAATAGCATCTACTCGTTCTTCAGAAAAGACTACTGTAGTACTATCTAGAGAGATTTCAATTCGTTCGCGTTTATCATTAATAAAAAAGCGAATATTTGTGTTGTCAACAAATCCATCTTCTAAAATGTTTTTGAGGCGTTTCCAGAAGAATGACCCATGACGACGATATTTAACTTGATATTTTATAGCTCTTGCCATTTATTCCTCCATTTTTTAAGTATATCAAATTTTTAGCGGTTTAACAAGTAAAAAAGAGCATTTTAATCTATGTTGTCAGATTTTAATTGACAATCTTACCGACTTATGATACCATACACTTATGCGTTCTTTATTAGAAATTGTAACTAACCGATCTGATTTTAAACAGACTGTAGAAGACTATGAGTCAGAGGGTTTTTCTTATGTAGGTTCTCTTGTAGCTCCTGAACAAGCAAGTACAGGAGAGATTACTCTTACGTTTGAAGGTCCTCGCGCTACAGTAGCAGAATATTCAAGACTTGAAGGCCACAAAACCTTTGTTGTCTTTGAAGACGGCACAACTTCTCCTTTATATATTAAACGAGAAAAGAGCTGGTGGGAAGATTAAAATGGCAGAATTTAAACTCTGGGGTGTCTACACTCCTCTTTTAGAGCAGTGGGTACGCGAAACTGGTGCGCGTATGGAAGCCTATGTGGATAATGAAGAACATGATCTCTCAGTAGAGTACTTTAGTGAAGAGGATCCGAGAGTCGCGCTATATGGTTGGAATAATTTTCCACTATTTGTAGCGGTAAAGTATAATCAACCTTTTCAAAAACGCATTGGAAAAAATGACTGGGAGTCGTATAAAAGTTGGATAGAAGGACTGGGTTGGAAAATAGGCGCTGAATGAGCTTTGATGCAGACTATAATTTGAAACATGTACAAGTAAAGAGCTTATCTACAAATAAGATTTACTCCTCTAAACTAGAAGTTCTTAATTCTAATGAACTTATTCAAAATTTAATCAAAATAACACATAATGATGCGTGGGAGCAGTTTGATTGGACTGTAGAACCCTCAGAAACTTTTGATGAGTTATTAGTAGAAAGATGTAAACAGCTTAGACAAAAATATTCATATCTTACTCTCTATTTTAGTGGAGGAGCTGATTCTGAAACAATGGTTCAAGCTTTTATTAAAGCTAAAGTAGATCCAGACGAAATTGTAATTAATAATATTATTATCGCAAAAGATAATCCTTTAAAAGATATAGATTTAGCTATACAAAAACTAAAAGTATATCAAACACTACTTCCAAAAACAAAAATTACAATAAATAATCTTGAACGAGATTTTTTAATAAAATTTTTACATCATAAAGAAATATTTTCTTCAAGTTTTAATGGTTCTATAGGAA